CGGTGACTGGAAATTGCGGCAGCAGCATCTTGGCGGTGCCCTGCCCATCCCGAACGATCTCATAATCCTGCGACGTGAAGTCGCGGTTGCAATAGGACCGCGCGGCTTCTGAATAAGCACCGATCATCCCCTGCAGCAAAGCATCGTCCGCAGCGCCCCCAATCTGCGCATAGGCCTTGAGCGAAGCGAGATCCGTCAGGTCCACCATCGCGCGTCACTCCGCATCCGAAGCGGGTGCGCCGGCGCCCTTCTTCCCCTTCGCCTCCGCGAGCGCAGGCGCCAGGGTGAAGCCGTTGGCCGCAAGCCCAAGCCGGTCGGCGGCCGGAAGATCGTCAGGCACCTCGAGCATCCCGCCGCTGACGGCATGAAAACCGGTGCTGAGCGTGATCCCGCTCGTATCGGCGGGCGCAGTGAAACGGGCCATGTCGGACACCTCGTCTGGATTGCTGAAAGAAGGAGCGGCCCCGCCTTCAAGAGACGGGGCCGCCCCACCGGCCGGGGGAAGCGCCGGCCGGCTCGCGCGTCGCTTACGCGGTCGGCGCGATGTTGGTGATGCCGCCCATGGCGAAGGGTGCGTAGATGGCGAGGGCCTCCTGCGCGTAGACGCCATAATCCTGCTGGCGGGTGACCTTCGGCCACATCGTCGTGTAATAATCCTTGCGGGTGAGCATTTCGGCGACGAGTGGCGTCTCGTTGGAGACGTACCAGGCCGGCAATTTCTCCGCCCAGGCGATGATCGTCCCCGGGGCCAGGTTCGGATGGATCTTGATCGGGATCTTGGTCCCGCCGTCCGGCGTGTAGGGATTGAAGTAGAAGCTGATCGTGCCGCCGGCGGACAGCCGGTATTCCGATCCGTCGGTGCCCCCGTCGTAGCGCAGCAGCGGGGCCGAGCTTCCGTTCAGCACCAGATGCGCGATCGATTTCAGCTCCTGGCTGTTGACGTAGATCACCGTCGGACTGATCCGGTAGTTGTTCCACATAGCCTCCAGCATCGCATCGATTTCGACGACGGAGCCCGAGCCCGACCCGGTCAGCTGGGTGCCCACCCCGGCGACACCGGAGGACAGCACCTTCAGATACGCATTGCCCTGCGCCGCCGCGCTGAACAAAGTGGTCAGCAGCCCGTCAAAGGCGATGCCGCTGTTCCTCGAGCAATCGGCCGTGATCGCGGTCGCCGCCTGCCGCGAGCCGGCGAGCGGCGCCGCGAAGGTCGCCGAGTTGAGCGTGGTGATCGCCTGCAGGCTCTCGTTGCCGGCCGTGCCGACGAACCAGGCATAGCCGACCGCGCCCGGCACCGTCGCGACGGACGCGGAGAGCGTCTGGCCGAGCGTCACCGCCTGCGTCGCATTGGCAGACTTGTTGGACGAACCGCCGTTGAGGGTGAAGCTCTTGCCGTCTGCGCCGGTCACGCTCTGCGTGGTGGCGACGCCGGCGACAAGCGACGACTGCAGGTAGCCGAGCTGGGTCAGCGCGACGACGATCACCGAATAGGTCGCGGCCGGAAGCGTCGCGCCGGTGCCGGAGGCGGAGAGGCTCGGCGCCGGTGGCGCCCCGAGCGATACCGACGCATTGCCGGCGAGGATCGCAGCCTCCTCCTTCACCATCATCTTCAGCATCAGGCGAAGCTGCACGACCGCATCCTCGTCCTCGAAACCTTCGGCGGCGAAGCGCGCTTCCTCGGTCAGCGAATCCTCCTCGCCGATCGTCGCGTAGGAGAGGGTGTTGTTGGTGAGCGTGTAGCTCATCCGTCCGGCGCGCTGGCCCTCGGGCACGAAGCCGGTCCAGTTATAGCCGGAGCCGTCGATGGCGCTGATCACCTTGTAGCGCAGCGCGTCGCCCGGATTCTTGCGCTGGTTGCGCGGGACCGAATTGCGCAGCGGCGTCAGCGTCGGGAACAGGTTCAGCGCCGGTGCCCGCAAATCGTAATAAGTGAGGCCGGTGGAAATCGTCACCGACTTGGCGAGCTCGGCGTCGCCGTCGAAGAACTGGTCGCCGCTCAGCGGATTGGACAGCGCCGCCTTGAACAAGTCGAGCGTGCGCTCGGCCCGGTCGGCGGTGAGGAAGCCGGGCCGCTGGGGATCGGCATGATGGATGCCGTTGACGTCGAGCATCATTCGGTCGGCGAACACCGACCGTGGAGTGAGAGCAGTCATAGGAATTCCTCCTGAAAAGCTGGCAGGTTGGAGAACAGACCCTCTCCCGCGCGCGGGAGAGGGAGGGGCCCAAGCCGCAGGCTTGGGAGGGTGTGGGGTTGTGACCGCGGCCCCGCGCTCAGCGCCGCGCCGCGGCCTCCAAAATCGCTCGCGTCTTCGCCGGCCCGGCCGGCATCGCCCGGATCGCCTCGAGCGGATCGCCTTGCTTGCGCAACGCCTCCCCGCCCCCGTCGCTCTCCTTGTCGATCGCGATCAGCCGGCCCTTGGCCATTTCCGGCCGGCGCATCAGGTCCGCAATCCGCGCCTCGGCCTTGGCGAGCTTGTCCTGCGCCTCCTGATGGGCGCCGGCGAGCGTCTCGAACGCGGCGGCGAGCCGCTCGACGCGCGGCTCATCGGTCGGCAGCATTTTCGTCATATCCGTGGCGCCGACAGCGCCATCGCCAGGCTTCGGGTCGCCGCTCTCCCCTTCGCACTGCGCCCCTGCGCCGCAGCGCGCGCCGAGCTTCACGGCCTGGTCGTGCATCGACTGGATGATGTCGCAATCCTTCAGACCGGCCGCGCTCGCATCGCCTTGCGCCGACGCATCGCCCGGGGCCGCATCGGCCTCGCCGGGCCCGGTTGGCGTGCTTGCCAGCTTCGCCAGCGCCTCGGCGGCATTCTCCGCGATCAGCTCCGCCCGCGCGACCGTCACGAAGTTGCTCGCCCGCTTGCCCCCGCCCGCGGCCTTGGCGAGAGCCTCCGCCCGCGCCAGCGTCTTCTCATTCCCCGGCTCATAAGCCCGGCCGATCGCGAAGCGCACTTCCCGCTCCGCCCCATCCGCCTTCACCATGGTGAAGGTCGCCGCCGGATTGCACGGCAGGTCGACGATCGACAGCTCGCGCACCAGCGGCGTGTAGCGGACGTGCGCGCCCTCCTTCCAGCGCCGGGCATAGCGGCCGCCGGGGCTGAAGCCGGTGTAGACCCCCTCCTCGACCTTGCGCCATTCATTGTCGTCCACGATCCGGGCCACGAAACCGATCCGCCGCGCCGCATCGTCGAAATTGAGCTCGACCAGCTTCCCCGCGGCGACGTTCGAATGCTGCCCTCGGATATTGCCGAGGCTCTTCCCCTCGCTGGCTTTCTCCAGCTCCGCCGACCAAATTTCGAAAGCAGGTCGCGCGCTCACATAGTCGCACACCTCTCCCGCCCGGTCGGGCGTCTCGTCGAAATAACCGTAGACCAGCCGCCGCGCGGCGTCCGCCTTGGCGAGCGGAATGAACATGGCCAGCCGATCCGCGGGCTCGGTCATGGAAATCTCCTTGGGTGAAGGCAGCGGCGCCGCCGGAACTGGATTGGCTTCAGCGGCTGCGAAGCCGGCTGAAAGGACGAGGTGGACGAGATTTACAGCTCCAGGCGCCTTCCCTTTGTCGGGAACCCGACATAAGGACGCGTCTCCTGAGTCTTGCCGTGGGGAGCCAATGGACAGGCCACGCACCTTTGCCGCCGGCTTCGTCGACGGCTGGCTATCGGTCCTGCACGGGCCCGTGCCGGCTATTCCGGAAAAGCAGGTTTCGGATGAGCAGGACGAATATGGCGCCGGCTTCGAGCAGGGTCGCGCCGAGGCCCTGGGCCAGCGCGGCGAGCAAGCTCCGCTCCCGCCCAATCCCGCCGGCTGAGACGACGCTTCAGTCGGTGATCGCCACGGCGTCGCCGAAGCGGACGCTGAACAGGCCCGTATCCCCTTCGCCCGAGACGTCGATCCGATGGCCGAGATGCAGCTCGCCGCGCGTCACCTGCTCGCAGGCCAGCGCGCGGGCGCCACGCACCGCCACCCGCCGCGCCGTCTCCCGGTCGGCCAGCTCGAGACCCTCCTCGTCGAGGGCGATCTCGTCGTCATAGATGTGAAAGAAGAAACGCGGCACAAAGGTCGTTTAGCATCCCGAACGATCGCGCGCTTTATCCTCGATCAGGCCGGCTGCGGTTCACCGTCTATATACACCCCCACGCCGCGCCGGTTGCGGATCGGCACCTCCCCGTGCGGCGCCAGCTTCTGCCGGATCCGCGTCAGCAGCACGTCGACCGAATTGCTGTCGCTATATTCGCGCTGCCCGTAACGCTCGGCGAGCACCAGCCGCGGCAGCGGCCGCCCCTCCGCCTTCATCAGCGCCCACAGCACCGCGCTCTCGCCCCGCGTCAGCCTTATCTCGGCGCCGTTGAACCGCACCGGCCCATAAGGTGCCATCGCGATCCCCGCCCGCTCCACCGGCGCGTCGAGGCTGATGTCGTAGCCGCAGCAGGGGCAGATCGGAGTCATGCCGCACCTTCCCCCGCCTCCGGCGCATTCGGCGTCGCCGCCACCACATCCGCCAGCCGCACCGCGCCGCCGCCCGTATAGATGAGCGGCACGTCCCCGCCGTCGAGCGGCTGCAGCCCGTTCCGGTCGCGCGCCTCGTTCAGCGTCAGCCGTCCGGTCCGCAGCTGCGATTCCTCGATCCGATTCTTCACCTCGGGATCGAACTCGCGATCCTCCACCCAGGCGAATTCCAGGTCGGGCCGCCCGAAATCCTCGCGCAGCATTCGGTTCATCACCCGCCGCACATAGGCCATGATCGTGGCGAGGCCCGCCGCCTCCGCCGCCATATATTGCGTCTCCTGGCCCCCCTGCCCCAGCCCCGCCTGCTTCAGGAAAGGTTGCGGCGAGGTCGAGAAGGTGAAGCAGATCAGCCGGATCAGCCACTCGTCGAACGCTTCCTGCAGCGGCGGCTGGCCGATCCCGTTCCACTTGAAGCCGGCGGGCAGGAACTGGTTCAGCCGCCTGTTTTCCACATTCCCAGAACCGAGCAACGCATTCCAGCGCTCCTCCACCTGCCGCACCTGGTCGGGCGTCGTCCCCGCCGGCGCCTCGAAGAAGCCGTCGGAAAGATTGCCGTGGGTGAAGAAGGCCTTCTGGCTCTTCATCCGCTCGATCGAGGTCTCGACCGTGGTCAGGATCTGCTCGACCCGCGAATAGCCGTAAGCATGGTCCGCCCGCACGTTCTGCGGATAATAAAGCAGCTCCG